CTTGTAGACGTTATTAAATATTCTTGGTTTTGCATAAGTTGTATTCCAAATAAAATACTATCCTTGCCTTTTGTAGCACCTTTAATTTGATAACCTAACCTACGTATTTCTTCTATACTTTTTGGTTCAGCACTATCTGCAATTACTAATTCGTGTTTTGGTAGTTTCTTGGCTACTTCTTCATTTACTAATCTTGTTTGATAGCATACTTCGTTTACTATTCTTTTACCGTTCCATAAGTACACTTCAACAATTGCAGTAGGGTCAGCAGAATATCCAAAGTCTAAACCATAACCTAAAAGCTTTGCGTCTTGTGGTACTTCGTCTATTTGCTTCCAGTTGTCAAACACTACACCTTGTAAGTTGCCTATCTCACCAAGACCATAAACAGACCACCAGTTTTTCCAATATGCAGAAGTCTTTGCTTTTTCTTTTGCCTTTTCTATTTCAAAGATTATGTTTTCGTCAAGTGCTTCATTATCTAAATAGTTTAGCTTTAAAAATTCAGCGTTACTATCATTGACTAATTCGTGTACCCAAAATTCATTGGAAGGATTGAAGTCTAAATATACTTCGTCTTTAGTTCGTATAGCAAGTTCATTATACATTTCAAAAGTTACGTTATTACATTCGTTAATATAAAGTATGTCACGTCTTGCACCACGTAACCTGGAACTATCGTCAGCAGAAAAGAACTCTATAAATGAACCATTTGTAAATTGATATTTCAACAAGCTTCTGTTGAAAAGTTGTTCACGGTATCTGTGTAGTCCTTTAAGTAATTTTATGCAGTCACGAATACAACCACGTCTTAGGTGTGGTATTGATTCACTAACTACACTTATTTCTAAGTTAGGTATTTTTATAGCTTTGTCAATTAGTAGTATTAGAATAGAAATAGTCTTACCAGCACTTGTGCCACCTTGTACTATTTTAATTCGTTTTTCTAACCTACTTATTTTGTTTACTGCCGTTGTCCTTTGAAACATCTATATCAGGAAATATTGGTTGTTCAAATATTGTTTGGTCAATCTGTTGTATAGGTGCACCATATCCACTATCCATTAAAGCTTTGTATGCGTTTACATCACCATTACGTGCTTTCTTAATTAAAGCTAAAGACATTATATCTTCTTGTGATAATGTTTCTTCTTGGTTAGTTAATGGGTTAAAATACTTTTGATTAGATTCTAACCAACGCTTTGCTATTGTGCTTCTATTCTTACTGCCTTTTGGTCTTCCATTTGGGTTGCCACTTTCTCCAGGTTTCCACGCTGGTCTTAAATTTTCTTCATTAGCCATATCTTCGGTATTTTTTCGGTGTACACTTATATAACTACTTTTCTTTGTTTTCGTATTCCAAGTAAACACTTCTTAATCTATCGACCATATCTCTTACACAACTTGAACAACTACTTGCCGTGCTTTTTTTATTGAATACTCTATTGTAAATTTTTCTTAATTCAGCTTGTTCATTTGGTGTTACTGTACTACGTTCAATAGCAAACCAACCATATAAAATATTGTATTCGTCTTCTTGTAGACATTTGATATTACTATTATATGGAAATAGTTTGTTTAGTTTTTCTCTACGTTCATCACAACCACAATCTTCACCAGCTACAAACTTAACCAGTTTATCTATTCCAGTTTTCTTAGTTACTTTTGCGATAGTGTCACCAAGACCTTCGCTTTTCTTTTTTGTTGTTTTCTTTTTTGCCATTTTTATTTAATTTAAATTATTATAACATTCAAAAGTTATTTGTATTTTTTCAGTTGAAACACCACCTTCAGTTACTGGTGTATCTAATAATATTTTAATAGTGTTAAAAGCCATTTCGATTTTTTTATCTTCTAACATATCTTGTAATAATTTAAGTTTTTTATCTTCATCTAAACTTAAAAACCATTTTTTTTCTTTTGTTGTCATTTTATTTAATTTAATTCTACTTGATATATTTCTAAAAAGTCTTCTTCTTCTAATTGCTTCTGTAAGCAAAATATTCTTATTGCTTCGTGTAAGTCAGTAGCACGTATTATATTAATAGGTTCTTTTTCTTTATCGTTCTTTATGTAAAAGTAATATGTTTTCATTGTTCTATTTTAATACGTTCATAGTCCGAGTTTCTAAAGTCTTGCCAATCTTCGCCTACTGCTTCTTTGATTCGTGTTTTACAATGTTTTAAAGTTTGCCAAATAGACTTAACACTTATTCTTGTAAGCTTTGATAGTTCACGTATACTTTTACCACTATCACGGTACAATTCAAATAACATTTTGTCGTACCAATGCCAAGTGTTTATTTCGTCATTAATTTTTTTAAGTAGTTTACCGTAGCATTCTTCCTTCATTGATTCGTCTTTATATTCTAAACTAATATTTTCTATTTGTGTCTTTTGCTTTTCCTTGTGTAATAAGTATGTGTTTCTTATAGTCCAGTAAATATATATCTTGTTACATTTTCCGTCTTTTATTAGCTTCTGCAAATTAGCGTGGTCTATAAGTCTTAAATACATTTCTTGGATAACATCTTCAGCAAATGAACCAGCACCCATTTTTTTAGCAATAGATACATATTCTTTATGGTCTTTTGATATTTCTTTTAACCAGTCCACCTTTCAAAGTTAAAAAAAAAGCAGCACAAATTAATATGCTGCCTTTTCGCTTTTAATAGATAAACACAAAAACTATTAAAAAGGTAAATCATCTTCAGTAGTTGGTTTAGCTATTGCTGGTGTTTCACTTGGTTTGTATGGTTCACTTATTGCCATACTAAAAAACTTTTCACCGTTCTTTGTTTCACGTACCCATAAAGCTACTTCTTTTTCTAAACCTTCACAGTTCATTTTTCCTTTGTAGTCAGGGTGCGTGTCTGCTTTCTTATAATTGTTTTTAAAGATTGCACCAGTATTTATTTTTTGTTCCATAGTTAAATTATTATTTAATTTATTAATATTCCATTTATTAGATATTTCATTTATTGTTTCTAAAGCGTTTAATTCGTGTTTTGCTTGTTTCCATTCCTTGTTAATATAATACTTTGTTAAAATACACTTTTCCAACGGTATAGGGTTTTCATTTGTATTGTGTTCTAATTTCAAAACTATTGCATATTCACCCCATTTGTCTGCTAACCTTTCTAAAAGTAATTTTTGACCTATTGGTATTTCGTTGCCTTCTTTTTTTACTTCAATTAAAATTAAAAATTTATTATCTATTTCAATAATTGCGTCTATGTCTGAAGGGTGTATATTTCCAAATTCTATATTTTTAAAATCTAAAGCTTGTGTAACTTGATTAACATTTCTTATTAATCCATTAATCATTGTTCTACGTTTAAAGTTAGCTTTGCTTTTAGTTCATTGTAGTATTCACGACATTCTTCTATTCGTGTTTTTATTGATTGAATCACTTCCTTGTCATAATCTACCCTAAACAACTTTACACGGTTTTCTTTAGGTATGTGACTAAATTGGTGTTTGCTTTGTACATATTCTCTTATGTCTAAACATTCATCAATCTTTTGTTGTTTCCAATGTTCACGCCTTATTTCATCTTCAACAATTTGTTGTGGTGTGTCTACAAGACAATAAGCAATATAAGCTTTACGTTTTCCAGTCAAATACATATATCCTTGAACTTGGTAAAAGTAGTCTTTGTTTGGCAGTTCGTCCTCAAACATAGGAAAAGTAGAAGCGTCATAACTTGACTTAATATCTACTACTACGTCTGTAATAATATCGGGTTCGCCAGTTATATATTTGTTTGTAAACCTTTCTTCGTTCTTATACATAAAACCAAAGTCCAAAACGTCATTACATAAGTCAATACTATGTTGTTCTACTTCGTTTCCTTTGTCTGTGTACCTTGACCAAAATTCGTTTTTTATTCCAAATTCGTCTTCAAGTAGTGTCTGCTTTACATAAGTTTTAGCTGTTTTACTAAGCACTTCTTTTTTAGAACGTGCATTAGTCATTATTTTACCAAGTGATGAACAACGTACTAACATAATTCTAAAGTTTTAGTTTGTTTACTACTCAAAGAATATTTGTCTTGCAGTTGCTTTTTAGTGTACTTATTTTTTTGTATAGCGTCTATTGCTTTTAAAAAAGTACCTTCATCAAGCGATGGTTTTATTTGTTCACCTCCAGCGTCTGTGTCTTTGTCTGTTACTATTCCTAAAAGACTGCTTATAGCATAACGTCTAAAGTAAGTAATTGCAGAGCCATACACTTGAAATTCGTTCATACCTTTTAGTTGTACACCTTGTGGTATAGCCACACAACTTTCTATTGTGTCACCACTTGTTACGTGAAATAAAATAGTACGTAGTTCTGTTCCGTCTAATAGTTGCGTAAAGCCAAGCTTATGCTTTTTTAATAATGGATTGATAACACTTAAAATAGTTGGAAGGTCTGCGTAAGAATAGCCGTACCCTTTTGTCCCTTTGTGGATTACTTGACATTCTTGCTGGAACGCTGCCAAACTTTTATAAATGTTTTCTTTTGGTAAGCACTTATTGTTAGGCGCTGCTTGTTCCTTTTCCATAAGGTTTATAACCTTGTCTGTTGTTTTACTCATATACTTGTGTTTTATTTGTGTACGTAAAGTTAATAAAAAATATTAATAATGCTCTATTTCTTTACATTTTTGTTTAAATTCTTTTATTAGTTGTTTAAGTTCTTCTTTGTCGTGCTTGTGTACG